AAATACTTATCGTCTAGTTGGTATTTAGCTAACATCTCATCCATCTTTGCATAGCTAAACCTGTTAACCGGATCGCGCTCCGCGCTCCGCGCGGCAAAAACAGCTACCAACCGCTCCGCTTCCGTCTGCTTAGTCATCTCAGTTCTCCTCCAATTGATCAATAATCTCGTTCTCGTAATACTCCCGCAGCCGCCGGTTTTTCCTAAGCTCCTCCTCAGCCTCCCGCCAGACCGTTAAATCGGGCCGTAGGACGCAAAACGCGATCTCGGTATACCCAAAGTAGTCCGCACCCGTCGAAGCCGCCCAGCGGTCATATGAACCCCTGTGCTCAATAAAATACAAAACACCAAGCCAACAAGGCTGCTCATCCCACTCGGATTTAATTAAATATTGGTACTTTGCTATCGGTTGATGGTTCAATGTTGTCGTTTCCATATCAACGGTCCTCGAATAATTCAATGACTGTGCCAATGAGAACGGCGAAAAGACCGAGGAACGCGGACCAGAACAGCAACCCAAGCGGCACAATAAAGAGCCAAAATACCCAATCCATACGCTATCCTTTCTCAAAGTGTGAAGAAGTTACTACGATTTGCTGCTTTACGGGGTGTACTATAAGACAAATTTTGATGGGTATCAACACAAATTTCTAGATACAAAAGTTATAGAAACGGGTTTCTATATGCTTTTTGAGGGTCCCCTATAGAACTTTTTTGGGGTCAATGAAAAAAAATAAATTATTTTGTAGAATTTGGCGTAATAGACGTAATGGCGTAATAAGTCAGTGTTTATGCGGTATTTGAGCTAGTCGGTGAGTATACGTTTATATTATGGAAACGTAAGAAAAACGAAAAATACAGGGGAGATCCGTGAGGAAGTTTTTTTTGTTTCAAAAACTAACACTACCCCAAAAAAGTTCTATAGGGCCCCTTTGGAAAACTTCGCATTTGGTTGTTCCTTGACTACCCCTGTTTCGCTATGTAATATGCGTTTGGCTAGTTGATGGAGTTAATACGATGTTTGAGATTGATCGCGGAATTGATATACCGGGGAGCCGGACTAGGTATCCGTTCATGGAAATGGAGCCGGGGGATAGCATCCTGTTTCAGGATGAGAAGAAGGCCGTCTCAGCGCGCGTAGCAGCCGTTAGATACGCTGGTAAGCAGGAACCCCCTTGGGGATTCACTCTGAGGCGCGTAGAGGGCGGCTGGAGGCTTTGGAGGACTATCTGAGATGACTAAGCGCGATGTTTGGAATGTGCCGCCTGTGATCCCGAATAAGGCCGCTAAACGGATGGCGGCCGATGTAGGGAAGTTGAAGACCAAGGGCAAGCGGGTGATGACGGCCAAGCATTGGAAGTTCGTCACTGAGTATGTCTCTGGAGACGGCCGAGTAACTCTGAAGGAAGCGGCTATTCGGGCAGGGTACAAGGAAAGCAGCGCGTCAGTGATGGCGTGGCAGCTAACCAATCCGGACCTCAATCCGCACATTGTCGCGGCGATTCAGGAATATCGTGCCGAATTGGCATCGAAGTACAACACGTCGTATGAGCGGCATATGAAGGACCTGCAATTGATCCGCGATAAGGCTTTGGAAGCCGGGGCGTATGCTGCCGCTGTTCAGGCGGAGTATCGGCGCGGCCAAGCTTTGGGGACTATTTACGTCGAGCGCAAAGAAATCCGGCATGGGACTATTGATTCGATGTCAAAAGAAGAAGTTCAGCGCAAGCTTGACGAGCTGAAGAAGCTTTACGGCGGCCCCCCGCCTACGGCGATTATCGACCTGAACCCTTCTGATGTTCGCGAGAGCGCCGAAAAGGATATTGATCCTGCTTTCACCCTGCCGGTGGAAGAGCCCCCGCTAGACGTTTTCGAACTAGACCGCGATGGCGAAAAAACCTGAGTCGGTTTTTTCCGACTATCTCAAAACGCATTTGCCCGATGTTGATATATCGCGGGTTGAATCGCTGGCTTCGCTCGGCTTTCCCGACATGGTTATCGCGGACAAGCTTGGGACCGGCCGTGTTGGCTTTTTGGAAAATAAGGTTGTGCAGCGTGGTTTGAAGGTGGATCTGCGGCCGCATCAAATATCGTTCTTGTTTCGGCATTGGGAATATTGCTGTAATGCCTTTTTGCTTGTGAAGCATTTGCCTATTGGAAAGCGCGTTGCGATTATCAATCTCTATCACGGTGGCCAAGTGATGGATGTTGCTCGTGATGGTCTGCGCGTTGATCCTGTGATCCGCTGGCCTTCTAATGCTGTTGACTGGCAGCGGCTTAGAGGTTTTCTATTGGGGGAGGAAAAAATATAGGAAAAATCAATTGGAGTATCTGAGCGGAAATAGTATTATGTGGTTGTCGGAGTAGTTTGCCGACTAACCTAGAATGGAGAATGAGAAAATGAAAACCTACGATGTGACAATCAAGGCGGAAATTTACAAGACAATCACTGTGACGGCCGAAGATGAAAATTCGGCTTATGTTGAAGCACACGAGGTTTTTTCCGTTGCTTCTGATGACTGGCCGGAAAAGTATAATGAAGAGACAATTTCAGTCGTTGAGGTGCTGCCATGCTAAAAACTGTGGCAATATCTTCGAACAAAAAAACCGGCCCCATCGCTGTAACGTATCGCGCTGGGGAATATCAAACATTCGGCACTTGCCCGAAAACCTGCGCGTTACACCCAAAAAGCGAGACTGGCGCGGCCATGCTCGATGACGAATATTTACAGGCTGTTATTGACGCTGTCCCTCGCAATGGCCAAGCTTGGACATATTCCCATTTTGCCGCCGATGCGCTGCCGCTACCGGCCCCGGGAAAAACTGTCATTAATGCATCATGCGATACCGCTTTCGAAGCGGTTCGCGCTCACTCCCTCGGCCGCCCCGCTGTATACGCTGCCCCGTTAACATCGGCCGATCAGTGGCCGCAGCGAATCGCTGGGGTTCAATTTGTACGCTGTCCCGCCGAATTGTCGGACACTTTCACCTGCCAGCAGTGCGGAAACGGTAGCCCGTTGTGTGCTCGTGGTGACCGCGATTATGTGGTGGTGTTCGTCGCGCATGGCACCGGTAAAAAGCGAGTCGGCACTGGTGACGGTGGTTGTTATGCCGCAAGCGGCCCGACCGCTATTCAATGGCACAAAACCCGATCAAGCGGCGCGCCGAATGATGCTGAGGCTTTGCGCGCTTTTGCTCGCTCGCTGCCGCCGGGATCAATGCTGCGTCATCATGTCGCTGGTGATGTTGGCCGCGAGGTGGCCGCATGATTATTTTCGGCGTACTAATTATTCTGGCGCTGTGGTGGCTGGCTGATTTATTCGACAGTAGGAAATAGACTATTGAACGGCCGGTAACCGATTAAAAAATACAATTGGCAAAGCGGCCGCAAATAATAGACTATTGACACATCGGACAGGCCCCCGCCGGGGGCCGCGATACTAGAAAGGATAGTGAAATGGGACACATGATCGACGAGACAACCGGCCGCGCTGCTATTGCATATGCTGGCCAAACCCCTTGGCACGGCCTCGGGCAGCAACTGAGCGAAGGCGCTGATATCGACACTTGGACACGCGAAGCTGGTCTAGGTTACTCGGTGCAAGCTTGTGATGTTCAGTATGAAACCCCGGCCGTCACTGGTTTGCAGTCGTGGCCAGAGCGCAAAGTATTGACGCGCAGCGATACAGGCGCGCCGCTGGCAGTAGTGAGCAAAGATTATCGCGTGGTTCAACCGGCCGAGGTGATGGACTTCTTCCGCAAGCTAACGGACATCGGCGGCTTTCAGATGGAAACGGCCGGAGCACTTTCACACGGCCGCCGGGTTTGGGCACTGGCACGTGTTGGTGATGGTGCGCCGGTTGTCGATGGTGATCTGGTCAAGCCTTATCTGCTGCTCGGGACTAGCTACGATGGCACGATGGCCACTATCGCAAAATTCACTGCGATTCGGGTTGTATGCAATAACACTATCACCCCCGCCGTTAACGGCCGCGCCGATGAGACCGACAAGGGTTATTTGAAATCGTCGGTGCGTGTGCTGCACAGCGCGCAATTCGACGCTGACGCTGTTCGCTTGCAACTCGGCATTGTGGCGGATCAATTCGAGCGGTTCATCGTTCAGTCGCGGCAGCTTGCCCGAATTGATATGACATTCTCTGATGCTGACCTGTTCGTTAAAGAACTATTGAAGCCTTATCACCAGAGCGCGCTTGAGATAACCGATACCAAAGCCTACAAGCGAGTGATTGAATTGTGGCAGGGGCGCGCTATCGGTTCGGACATTCTGAGCGCCTCGAAAGTTAGCGGTTCCCGTTGGGCGATGCTCAATGCAGTGACGCAGCTGGTAGACCACGAGCGCGGCCGCTCCGACAATACCCGCCTCGAGTCTGCTTGGTTTGGTACTGGCGCGGCACTGAAAAACCGCGCTTTAGAATTGCTTGCTGCGTAATTTCTGTTAAGTAATCCCTTCGGCGGCCCCGCT